TGATTGAACCTTCCGCTTTCAAGAACAGAGTTTCCAAAGGTCTCAATTGAGTTTGGAAGAAGATTGTTGCTTGCTTGAGCCCCGAGAAGAAGGTGGCGATTCATGTTCGCTCCATTGTCATCAAGAGTGCCGTGCAATCCTTGAATGTTACCTATGGCAACCGCAGTATTATCAACCGTAGCAACATTTACTGCGGGAATATCGCCTGCGGTAATTGCTGAATCAACAGAAGTGTAAAGCAACTTTATCAAGTAGCGACCAAACTCATTGGCGTTTTGACTTGCATAATTTTGCAAGCTCAAAGGTGACTTGTTCAAGTGATTGTCATTAAGATGAAAAGGTTTGATTCTTTCTTCAACACTAACCGAAACGGTTGTAACATCAGAATCTGAGTTTTCTGTGTAACCTGTTCCGACTGCATAATCTCTTGCACCATCGTCAGTATTAACAACAGGAACTTTGACGGTTGCGGCTCGACCTACAACATCGTTGGAAATGTCAAGGGTAAGCTCGTTGAGTGGGGCAAGCATATTTTGCAACACGCTGACCGCTGTGGAAATTGTAATTTCGGATGATATATTATTTGCCATGATTTAACTTCTTAGTTGTTTGGATTCCAAGTTTGCATGAGTTTCCCCATGTTTTGTTTGATTAATTGATTTTTTTCTGCCCATGAGGAACACGCCTGAAGTTGTTCTTCAAAAGTTTTTTGCTCGATTTCAGTTGGAGCGTCAACAGGATCGCTTCCCATTTCATCGATAAATTTTGCGTATTTAATTTGCCACTTTTCAGCTTCCTCTTTTTTGCTTTCCAACTTTTCAGAAAGTTTTTTGTTTTCTTCCTCAAGTTCAGAATGCTTTTTTGCAAGGATTTCAAAATTTTCTTGAGTTGTTTTTAACTCCAACGCCAAGGATTCTTTCGCTTCAATGGTTTCCGCAAATTGCTTTTGCATTTCATCTTGCTTGGCTTCAGCAAATAAGCCTGTCGGGTTACTCGCAGGACTTGCGACAATAGAAAAAGCAGAAACTTCTTTTGCACGAGCAAAGACTTCCACATCAGATTCCGAATCTTTATCAAATTGCTTTGCTTCTCCATCTTCATAATAAATTAATTCCGCTTGAAACTCTGCAGATACGCCAAAAGCTTCAGGAGCTTTTTCTGCGAGTTCGAAAAGCATTTCAAAATCTTTTGGGTTATTGTCCCGCCATGCTTTTAAAGCGGTAAAGTCTCCAAGCAGTTTTGTGTATTGCTCATCTTGCTCTTTTCTAAAGTTTGACCATAAGCCGATTGAATCAAGTGCATCATTCTCGGGAGAATGTGTATAGTAAGCCTTGATCTGTTTGCCATCGACTGCGGACAAGAAAGAATCGATGCTTGCTTCATCAATGCTCAAGTTATGTCCTTTTGCTTCAGGAGTTGAAATCAAGCTTACTCCTTTTATCATAGAGTTTTCTCGATCAATGTTTCCTTCCGCAAGTTTTGCTTCTTTAAAATTTATAATCATTTCCGAAAACTGAAGTAACTTATTTTTGAATGCAAGCAAAAAAAACCTTCACCTTATTAAGAGGTGAAGGTTTCAACCTTTCGGTTTACCATTCTATTGCATATGGTTTGTTAACTATTACCCAATGACAGTCACTTATTCCAAATTCCTTGATTTCTTCAACCTTAATAATTCCTTTTTGTATCATTGAAGAAATTATTCCACTTAATTTTTTTCCGCTGAATGGTGCTATTTCGTGAAGATAGCCTTCGTTTGGGTAATCCATTCCTTCCTGAAAACTTTTAAGGCAGATTTTTTCGTTTTCGGTTAATGTTGGATTTGTGTTTTGGATTTGGTTTTTGTTTTTCATTTCTGTTTTATTTTTTGGGTTATATTAATAATAGATTATAGTTATAACCTAAATTACATAACAGGTTATGTCAACCTCTTTGAAACATTTATGAATTATTTTTTAATTTTTTTTTCTGCCTAGCTTGTTGCATTTTCCATTGTTGTTGTGGGGTTATTTTCCTTTTTGATGTTTTTCCTCCTTTGGAAGCAATTGGGTTTTTGACTTCCTTTCCGCAATGTGGGCATTTCATGATGATGATCCTATGCAAATGTATAAACATATACCTACATTTATAGCGTAGGAGATGACGAGTAGTGTATTTAGTATTTCCATGATGTATTAATAATCGGTTATTAAATCATAGAGGTTTTACACCCCTATGATTTGTTTAATTGTTCCTCTGAATTTTGTGATTGCTGATTTATCATTTATTGAGCGAAACTTATTTTCAACGGCAGTTCTGTATCCTTTTGTTGTTTCCGTATCTCTGTATTTTTTAATATGTGTATTCCATGCCGTGAATGCATTTAATAAATCATATGCAGTTTCACCGAATGTACCTCTGTGTTCATTGTGAAACTCATTTAGTATTTCAGTTGATCTATTCCTCATTCTAGTGGAAGCATCATTTATTTCTTCAATGTTTAAATATTCATCAATTACCTTTTTTGCTTCGTCATCAGAAATGTTACGAGTATTTAATACATTTAAGTCAGATTCCAACCTTTGAAATACTTGCCTTATGCCTGTTGCTTTTTCCAAGGCTTGCTCCATTATTACTCGTTGATTCTTGGAATGCCGAACAACGATTCGATTTTCCTTATTGGTCACCCATCTTGCCATTCCGTTGGAACACCATACTCGTAGCATTTCCTCTTTTATTTGAGTTGCTTGCGTTCCATCAAATGATGTGACGGCGGTAATTCTTTTTTGTATGATATCTCCTTTTTTCCGCTTTTGTGTTTGCGGTAATTCTATTTCTCCTAAATCTGCATTAATATAGAGATTCCTACCGCCATTAGTAAATCCTGCCCTGCGGTACTTGAAATTTAATTTATCTTGTAATGCATCGAGAAAACCGAAAGTCTCTATAGGTTGAAGGAGATCATAAGTGGAACTTACTATACTCAATGGATTTCCAAAATCATCCTTTATGACACTATATCCTTTACAGATGTGCGGGATTGGTTCTTGGGAATATTCACCTATGTTGATGGCGGAAAGAACCTCATTTATGTCAGAAGCTCCTTCAATTGAAGTAGATTCAAATGTTCTTTGTGGAGTATCATTGAAGAGTTTTACCTCCGCTTTTGATGGTGCATTTGGTGTTTCTATTATTTTCATTTTCTGTTTTTTAGTTTTAGGTTTTGGAATTAAGGGTTTGATGTGATCGCCCCCTTTTTTGGTTTTATAAAGTTTCGCGTACCTGATCCTCAAGGTCATATGCCTTATCAATTACGGATGGCGGAACCCACATTGTATTGCCATCCTTATCAGATAAACCTTCGTGTTCGGCTGCACCGATTGATCCGAAGTATCTTCCTTTTGATATTGTTGTGTCAACCGCAGGATCGCTGTTTGTGATTTCGGATTCAATTAAGAAGTTTTTGAATTTAATTTTCATTTTTCTGTTTGGTTATTTTATTAATATTGGATTATGATAGTATCCTACAAAACATAACAGGTTATGTCAACCTTTTTGAAAAAAAGTTTTGAATCTTTTTTTTATGATATTTTATAAGTCTCCAAAAGTTGTTCATTTCAGTTTCTGAATACTTATATTTTTTTCCGTTCCAAATATCAGCATACCAATTCTCTGGATTTGCTAGGAACTCTTCTTTCGTGGATGAACTATTTGCTAACAGATGATAACTTGTAGAATCTTTCTTGAAGATTCTTTCGAGATGCTTGCTACCTTCGGATGTTGCCCATTCCTTTGTGTATTCTTCCGTGTGTGCTTTTATTCCTAGTAAACAATAGGAACACTTTTCCGCTTCATTATCCATACCTTGAAGTGTCAATCCGCATTCGGTACAAGTTTTCATTTTTCTGTTTTAGTTGGTTTTGTTTAATTTAGGGTTTGAAGTTATCGCCCCCCGTTTTTTTCTAGTTAAGATTGTGACATTTTAAAAAGCTTGAAAGGAAGGATGCTCACAAGGTCACTTGCAGTTCTGATCTTTTGTTGAACTCTTTTGAGCCTAAAGCAGTTGCGTTTGTCTTCTTGTGTTCTGAGGTCTTGGCAAATTTCATCTTTTTGCAACCAAAGCTTTTCTTCATATTGTGCGAGTGCTTGTTCCATAATGTGTAATTCATTATCTGTTAATTTTAAGGTTGTTTTGTTTTCGCTTGAGTTATTCATTTTCTGTTTTTTGGTGATTAATTAATATTTGATTATAGTTATAACCTATACGACATAACAGGTTATGTCAATTCTTTTGAAAAAAGGATTGAAAATAATTTAAAAAAAGGAGCCTGCCCTACACCAAAAGGACAGACTCCAAAACAGAAAGTTTCTAATCTATTTGCCTGCGTCAATTTGCGCAAGCTTTTCTTCTTCGGGATTGGCTTTAAATATTTCTTCTTCCATTTTCCTATCTTCCGCCATCTTTGATAATTCTTCTTTATAGTCCAATCCATTGTTTGCAAAGATAGTTGATTTACTTGCAAGTCCTTCTGCAATCAACAAAGCATCCGTTTGTGCGTCTCTTTGGCGATCGAGTGTAGGCGATCTTGTCCAATGAAATTCTACTTCTTCCCTGTCTTCGTTTGCTACTATTTCGTCATTATTTTCAAACTTGTAAGTTCTCCATCTTGAAAGTCTTCTCAGAAAAGTATCTTCCAGCATTTCACGAATCTGTTTGAATCTGTGATTTGTAACTTCTCTAGTAGCTTTTGACGAACTGAAGGAAGCATTTGACCATCCAACTAAATTTTCAACCGTGATTCCAACACTTGAACAAGCAAATGAGATCAATTGAGTCATGAAAGATTCTACTCCTGAAATTGAACCTCCTTGAATTGTCTGTACGCTTTCGCCATTTTCTAGGAGAAGCAACGAACCTGAATAAAGCTTTTTATAACTTGAGCGCATTTGATCGCCTTCAAATTCGTTACCATCCCATCTTGCAGAATAAGGTTGGTTGCTTGTTATAAATCCCGTCAGTGCTGAACTGACTTTTACTTTTGCTGTGTAGGCTGTTTGTACTTCGTGAATGTCCTGCAATGTCTTGGTTGCAGACGCAAGCATTGGCGTTCCCCTTTGCTGTCCAATTCTCAAATTATTAGAAATGTGAATGATATTGCTTGCAGGAACATAACTTGCGTTTGACTCGTCAACCATGCCGTCTTTCATCTGACAAATTCGATATGCTTGTGCTGTGCCAAATCGATTGGAAACAATTCCTGCCGATTCATTTTCTCTCATTTTCGTTTTATCCATTGAGCTTGCTATACGCTCACTTGGTATCAATTGAATCGATCCGCTTTTTGTAAGTAATACGAATACTTCTCCTGCAAGTAACAAATCAGAAATGATGTGTTGCAATACCTTCTGCATCCCAAAACCTGTAACTTCACAATTTTTAAAGTATCTTCGAAAAAGCTTATTTCTTATATCATCGTAATCTTCTACTCCCGTAATACTTTGAAAAGAACATTGACCTAGATTAGAAACAAATACTTGTACGATACTCCGTGCAATTGGATTATTTCTCTCAAGGTCCCTTAATGTACTTAACATTTCAAGGCGATTGCCTCGCTGAAGAACTTTGTCTTCACTCTCTAAAATTGACGACCTATCTAGTGCGTCATTCTGCTTTCGCCAACTTGGTCGGCTTGCAGAATAGCCAAAATTAATTTCGTTTCCTTTGCTGTCTAGTAATGTTTGCGGTCGCATACAATTGTCTCCTTGAATGGAAAGTTGTTTTCGATCCCCTGAATCCTCGAATTAATTATTTCATATTCCTTCGTGGCCACTTCAAGTTCCCTTCTTATTTCTTCCTGTGTCCGAAATGATTTGTTTTGTCCTGCCGAGCTGAAACTTGTCATCCCCAAACTTTCCAAGCGCTCAAGTGTTTTCTCTAGTCGCTCGATCCTCTTTTGCAGGAAGTCAAGTTGTTGCTCGTCTGATCTGTATTTTGTACTCATTTAAAAATTAATGGATACCTTGATGGCATCAGTCTTTTGATTTCTTTAGTTAAGCCTTTCTTCATGTTGTTATCAAAATACTTGATCCTGCCACTTGTCGAGAGTGAAAGCTTACTTTGCAGTCGTTGCCTCCCTGCCATCTTGAAGCCTGTTGACTCTAATAGAATAGAATAACTATAGTTCTGACCGCTTTCTCTTGTACTTACATATTGCCTGACCTTAGCCTGAACTTCGGATTTTGATATAAACTTTTCACCTTTTACTTTTGTAGGGAATGCTATTTTACCTTTTTTTGCCATTGCGTAAAATACTCCTGCGGTAATTCCTTTTCTTGCATTTCTCTTAATTGCCTTGACCTTCTGTTCTTCAACAAAATGATGCCATTCTTCATCTGAACCTCCTCCTGCTATTGGCTTACTCATCCATCTTTGCCCAGGAGGTTCGGATTTTGGTCGCAAGTATAGTTGTCCGCCTCTCTTCCCCTTTCCTGCTTTTATTACTTGCCCTGCATGATATTTCTTGCCGTGCCTAAAGGTAACTAATCTTTTACCTACTCCTGTCAATCCTTTGACCTTATATCCTTCAGGCATAGTCCTTGCGACTATTTTCTTTGTATTTGCAATTGGAGTCTTCTGAATTGATGTTTTCAAGATATGACCCAACTCAGCCTTCATTGTTGCCTTAAAACCTTTTCCACTAAGTTTACTTAAATCATTTACCACGGCACCAAACCCCGAAATGTCTACCTTAAATTTCATCTTTGACATTACATTTCCTCGGGTTCGTGTTTTTCGCTTAATGGTATTCTTTTCAAGTCTTTTGGACGATTGACTTTACTTCCTGTTTTACTCTTTCGGAAAAAGTAACCCATGGCAAGTCCGTAGTTTAAGCAGTCAAACCAATGGTTTTCACGATCTACTTGCTTGAACTCATATTGCCTTCTTCCGCTTCGGTCTCTTATTTCTATTTCTACTTCAGCAAGAAGATGGCGATAAAGTAATGCATCTGCATTTCTGTATAAACCTAATCCTGTAATAGATTGATTTCTCATCTTAACCAATAATCTTTTAAAATGAGAGTTATTAATGTCAAATCGAGTAACTGTGCCGGTCAGTGCTTCATCCTTCTGCCCGTCCAAAGGATTTACTTGGACTAAGTTAAGTTGACCTTGCATTCGTTGTTGCCCTCGAATTGCAAACCATTTTGTACCTAATCTTAAAACATTTGATAAAACGAATCCCGTATTGTAGGCAGAATCAACTCCTGCAAAATCACATTGGTATCTTTTATAAATGTCGTTTAGTTCATCAAAATTATCAGCCCTGCCATTATCTACAATATGGCAAATTCCACTTGTATCATGAGCAGTGACCATCCAATAAAACTCGTATTTTTGTACATCACAGGTGAGTATAACTATTGAGTTAGGAGGTATCTCACCTTTACTAAATTCAGTTTCAAGCTCCTTCATTTTAATTATGTCAGGTGTATCTTCTGTTTCATGTCTCCAAGGTAATGCCTGAAAGGAATTTCTATAATCCTGTAATTCATTTGTCCCTTTTGCCTCAAGAAACATTCTAGCAGAATCCACGATACTAATATAAGATGAATATAGTGAATTAAGTTGGTAACCTTGATGTGAAATATCTGCAAGAGGGTTAGTTGCTTCCCATTTTGAAAGTTCATGAGATACCATTTTATTTTTTGCAGAAGAATCCTTTATCGAATAATTGCAATATGGACATACCAACCGAGATGTTTTTGCTGTTGCGTTTATGTCCAACTCTCCTCCTGTGAATTGCTTATCCCATTCAACATAAAATTTTTCTTCTCCTTTTGCAAAGCCGATCTCAGCCAATTCGTTACAATTTAAGCAAGGAACTCGATATGTTTTATATGTACTTTGCTTTAAATGATGAGTTATAGTTTCGGCTCCATCATCTACAGTTGGAGTTGATGCAAGTACAAATAACTTAGAGGAACCATATGCTTTTATTCTGTTACTTGCCAATTGAATTGCTCCTGCTTCATTTTTATTATTTACCGATGCTTTATCACATTCATCGAAGCAAACAACAGCACAAGGGAAAGAAGCTAGTTTACCTGCTGATCCTGCTCCGCCCAAATGTACATTGCAAGATTTCAAATTGTAGGTAAGGATTGAGAAGTTGTCAGGGTTATCAGGTAAAATTTTTGATACTTCCGTGGAAGCTCTCATCATCGGTTGAATCCGTTCCTTACTTATTTGCCTTGCTGATCCGTCGCTTGGCATAAGATAAAGGACGGGTTTTGGCTCCTTTGTTACAACATATAAAAGACCAATATGCATCAAGGTTGTTTTTCCTGTTTGACTTGCAAAACATATAGTCAGCCTGTCGGTTGCTTTATTACCGAATTGATTCAGTGGTTCATTTAAATATCTATTAAATCCTGCCCGAAAGTATCCTGCATATGGTGACACCTCTTTGGGAATATAAATATTCTTTTCAGCCCACTCAACTACGGTTTCATCTGCTTTAGGTTGAAATACCGCTAATGCTTCGTCAATTAATGCGCTCATTTTTTATTTCTTTGTTTTTAAAACTTTTTTGCAAATCTTCATATATTGCTTGTAGAGCCTGTTCTAATATAGCTTCCGCTCTTGATGGATCATCAGGATTTAATGCACCTGAAATATTCTCAGGCATTTGATCCAACGCCTTTTTTAAAGGATGTAGAATTTGCATAATTGTATTACTCGCCGTATCTGCATCTACCAACTTTCCTTCTCGTTCCAAAACATTTAATTTATCTATCCTATTCTTCAAACTTATGTTTTGAGCCTGTTCTTCCATAAGTTTACCTCTAAGATCAATTAAGTCTTGAGATTCAAATGTGCGTCCTCCTATTTCTATTTTCCCTGAACCCTGTTGTGCCATTCCACTTCTTAAACGAATCCACTCTTTTGCTTCCTCGAATTGCTCAGGCATACCTAATTTCTTATATTTATAATAGGTTGTTTTATGTATGTCTAAAACCTCCCACTTACTTTTCCCTCTGTGTTCTTCTAATGTTTTTCTCTCAGTAGAGTTTAATGTTTTTCCACTTTTTACTTTCTCAACTATATTTTTAAAGTCTGCATCAAGAACCTTAGACACTATTTCATTTTTTAATTCTTTATTGTCCATTCGTGCTCAATTGGTTCGTAGTTTTCTTTTTTTATGAATTTAGTTTTCTTGAATTTATTATAGTTTACGAAATGGTGCCACCTTCCGTATCGTAATGTTACTTTAGCAACATCTCCGTGAGTTGATTCCATCATTTTGGACTTAGCAAAAGTTCCATGCTTATAAACTGTATCAGTGTTCCCTCCTTTTACACATTGTGTCCCCATTTTGTATTGGATAAATCCGTTGAACAATGTAGTGCAGTAGCCTTTTTTTAAAATATCCAAGGAAAGAATTGTATCTTCGTTATATCTGCCTCGCCACCTAAATGGGATATTGTTTTTAATGAAGTTACATGAGTATATTCTTGTGTTTGCATGAAATGGCTTATTGGTACCAAATACAAAAAAAGTATAGTTAGGGCCGCCCATTACTACATTTTCATACCTATGCATGAATTGCTCCATACATGTCCAAAATAAAGGATTATTTGTTCTGCCTCTTTTCCCATTTTTCTTTATTCCAAATCCTTTTATATTGTCATCCATTATCCAATGCCATTCATGTCCTTCCGATATTGAATGATCCCAAATGAAGTTCCTAGCAGGACCGCTTCCCGTAGCTATACTTGTTCCATATTTGTCACAATAGTCATATTTTTCTTTATACGACATATCCAATTCTATTATGCGCGCAAGTAATCCTCTACTTGCATCCTTATATATTTCTACTTCTTGAGGTTCCACGACTATATTATGTCGTAAACCCATTGATGTTAGAGCCTTAGAAGTATACATCGTATCCCATCTTCCTTTTGATGGAATATAAAGTGGGTATTTATTTTGGTTTGCCACCCCAAGTATGACTTCCGTAATGAGCGGCAAACATTTGCTTCGGGAAGTTTTTTTTGTCCGAAAACATCTTATCTCTTACACTTCGGCTTGGTTGACCAAATCCATTGTATGGATAAAAATAAGCAATCGGACAATGTGTTATCCATTTTTTCTTAAACCAAATCCTTGAAATAAAAGCAGGACCCGTTGATACGGAACAAGCATGACTTTTCTTTAGGTTATACCAAATTGGGAGGAAATCTAAAGCTCTATCTATTGCATAATGCTCCTTAGGTGAACCTATTACTCCATTTGCAAAACTACTTTTTGACCTTAAGCCAATAAATGGTTGAGTGTGAGATAAGAAAGGATCAAAACTCTTAAGTGGCATCATGTCAGTATCGACATAAATGCCTCCTAGTTGCGATAAAGCACATAATCGAAGTATGTCTGAGCGTCCTGCATATGTTTGTGCATTCTCATATATAGACCTAATCTTCTCAGGTATAACTATCTCGTTTCTGTCTTTTATTGTCAAAAATTCATAGTTAGGATGAATGTCCTTAAATTCATTCCACCACTTTTCGAATAGTTGAGGTATAGGATTATCCCCCAACCATACACGGATAAACCGAGCAGGTATCATTCAAACTCAGGAGCAGTTTCCCTGTCTTTCCAAGGATACCACATTGATAGTGTTTTTTCTGTTAACTTACTTATTCCTAGTTTTAATTGAAATTGCTTTACAGCTTCAGCATCATCGAAATGAACTATTATTTTCCTGAAAGAATCTTCGTTTTCACCGACATCAGGCATTCCATCATATTCTTCATTTTCATCTATTTCTTGATGAAATTGTGACATGAGCATTTCCAAATTCGGAGCATCAAATCCCGTAAGGTCTAAATCAAATTCACCTGTGTCCAATTCTTCAACCAAATCCTTCAATGACTGTCCATCAAAATCCGAAAGTTCAGCAATTCGATTATCTGCAATAAGATCAGCTGTTTCTTCCGCCTCAGTTGCATAATCTTGAAAGTCAACAGGTACGGATGAAAACCCTGCAAGTTTAGCTCCTTCAAGCCTTCCGTGGCCTTTAACTATTAATCCACTTAAATTACTAACAACAATAGGCGATCGCCATCCTTGAGCTTGTAATATCTTAGCTAAAAGAATGATTTGGTCTTCCGTGTGAGTATTTGGATTTCTAGGGTTTGGTTTAAGTTCCGCTATTGGAACAAGTTTGGTGTGGGAACAATTAATTTTCATAATTCAAACTAATATATTGATGTGATTCTAAGTAAACAAAAAAAAGTATACAAAACCAAAAAAACTCGCTCGTGTAAAAACCTCGCGACGACAAC